AATATTAACCCGCACCTTCCACCGGTCCGGCAGTACCTGCACCCGGGGGGGCTTGACATCACAGCCCCAAAGTACTATTACCATGTATGCACGACGCCCTTAATGGCACGCGCTTTCTTTCTGGTTAAGCCCCGGACCGCCTGTCTGGGGCTTTTCTTTTTTGACCGTGCTACACCGTGCAGCGTAGTCCCGCCGTGCCTACTTACCTTCGCGCCTCCGATATTCCTTGAACTCTCTATACGCGGCGTCAAGCGCCTTCAGACAACCCGAGCACGCCCCGATCCCCTCTAGATATTCTCGCAAAATGCGGATGCCCCGGGAATGGCGTATAAACCCTTCGTCTTTATACGCGTCACGCGCAAGGTCGCCGATAATGCCGGAAACGCCGCCGCACTGGCGATCCCTGTTTTCCTTTGATGTAAGCCATTGGTAAAATGTTTTCACTGCTATATCTCCTTTGAAGGTGTGTAACACGTATGTAACACATATATGTGTTACACTTAAATCCGCGCCGTCATTGACTTTCCGGCGCGTGTAACGTGTAACACATCTTTTTGCTATTCTTATATAGTATATGTACATACCATGGTATATATGTATTTATGTATGTACATTTCCATTGTGTGTAGAGTAAAAAGATGTGTTACACGTTACAAACGGTCTAAAATCTATACTACATAAGGGCGAAATAGTGTAACGCATCTTTCAAAAAGACGCGTTACAGCTTGACGATGCGTTACATTTGCACCCACACGCGTTCGACCTTTCCGCCTGTGCGTTGCGCCTTGTTATCATACCCAAGCATCCGCATGACTTTTGCCACGGCATTCGCGTCCCTTTTTTTCATGTACGCATAATTGAGCCGCAGGGCATGTTCCACAATATTCTTTGTCGTAAGCGGCTCATCCGGGCCACCGTCAATCCATGCAGAAATTGTTTCCTGCCACGGGTCGATCATAAGGTACTTTTCGTTCACCGCCGCCTGTAGACGTTCCACGCCATAAAACATGATGCCGTATTGCTCAAATAGCGCCCGGCTTTCCGCCCATAGCTGAAGTATGTCACGCTGTACGGCTTCGCGATTTATCACGCCAACCTCCACTGGGGCAAAACGGCGGTTTCCCGTTTCGTCGGTCAAAAACTCGCGGTCGTTTGTTGTCACGATAAATAGGCATCGACGCGCGGCTACACGGGCGGCCTCCACGAATTTGGGAACCCAATTATCCTTTTTCCGCGTCATAAAAGCCTTGACACCGTTCTGCTCCCTTTTGCTCATTCCGCCCAATTCCGGGATCTCCATGACAATCTTTTGCCGCATTTCCCTTGCAATGTCGGCGTCTTTTTCGGTAAAGTCCACGTCAGCGCACCAGTCCTCGTTAAGTGCTAAAATGCGTGCGAGCGTGCTTTTACCGGTGCCCTGCTTTCCAATAAGAACGGGGGCTATATCAGCTTTGCACCCACGTGGTGAGCTCGCCCGCGCCCAAAGCGCTGTGAACATATACAGCGCCACGTTTTCCGCCCATTCGGTCATTTCCGCGCCGCAGTATGTCGAAAAGAAAGACGAAACGCGGGGCACGCCGTCCCATTTCGGAATATTCGCGGCCAAATAGTCTCGCATCGAATCAAATTCGTTGCGCCGTGCAATTTCCTTTATCTTGTCTATCACGTCCTGCTTTTTTGGCGTGCGGAAACCGCGTGACTCCAATGTAGTGCGCATTTGCGTTGCAAAGGTGTCATCGTAGAGCGCCCACGTGCTGCCATTGGCCCGGGTAACCTCCCCCGCGGCGAACGTATCGAAAGCGATTTCGTAACCGCAAAAAAGCGGGTCGGACAGCGCAAGCTCAAGCGCCTGTAAACACGGGTCAATCTTGCCGGTTTTTTCGTTGCGAAATTCCATAAGGGCTTGCAGCGTTGTTTTGGCGACCGTGGGCGTTTCGCGCGCTCCGCCGCTCATCAGATCGGGATAATCGTCGGCCTTCGTCTCCGCGTATCCGTCAGCTTTGCACGCGGCCAAAAAGTCAGCCATTCCGCGCCCCGTACAATGCGAATGTAAGCACTTGAAACCGCCTGCCTCAAAGCCATTTGAGCCTATGGGAAAATATACCGTCGATGTCTCATTGCCCTTGTCCGAGTGCGTGTCTTTCCAGGGGCATTCGATATACAATTCACCTTCCCGTCCTTCCCCGTGGACTTTGCCCGTTTCGCGCAGCCAATCGGCGAGCGAGTCCGACGCCGCAAATGTCTCGCCAATGACACGCGGCTTTACCGGACTTGTGCCACCATAAAGCGCTTCGACCGCGTTACAAAAAGCATCAAAGCTATCAATTCCGGTCTCGATAATATCCCCAACTGTCCCGCCTTCCCACGCGTATCGCGCGCCGCTCGGGTGCGTTCCCGCGCAAGCCAATTGCTGCCCGTCGCCCAATATTTCCAGGATGCCCTCCGGCAATTGGTATTTGCGCTTTTGCACACATTCACGCCCGCTCAGGCGTAGCAAACACGCCCACCTGTTACTACCTCGGCGGCGCAACGGCGGCGTGGCTTTGACGGCAGAAAAAAGCATTTCACGGATGCCTTCGGAAATATCCCGGTCATCGCAATCGCAATCGATGGCAACCAGGCCGCCCCTCCCTAGTCTCACACCGAAACCATAATCGGGATCGTTTTCCCACGCGCTCAAATCCTTATTCCCGGATCTATTTGACCAATTGCGCAGCCCAACGGCCTCGCCCCTTGCATTTTTCTCGCTCGGCACCTTCCCACGACCGTTTCGCATGGCCTTTGACGCCGGGCTCGACGGCACATTTGGATTGCTGATAATTGGGACTATCCATGGCATGAGCGGCGAGTTTTCCGCGCTTTTCCATTCGTCGGCCGTTGCCCCATAGTGTCTAGTCGTTTCCATCCTTGCCCCCTTTTGCCGTTGTTTCCCAAAGCGCGTAAATTGCGCAATACAGTTTTAGTTTAATGTCGTTATCCTCGGACATGACACGGTACAACGTGCGCTCGCTTGACCCGGTCAATTGCGCGATTCGTTCCATCGAATACCCGGACGCTAAAAGACTTCGGAGCATTTGCCCCGGCGGTATGTATAGCATATTCCCTCCTGTTTTGTGCCATAATTGGCGGTGTAAATATTAAAACGTTTTGCAGTGTTTTACAAGCCGAAAAAGAAATTTAAAAAAAGTTTCGTGTCACTATTGACAGGCAAAGAAAAGTGTTGTAATAGAGCACAAGAAGCGACGGGGAATGGTTCCCCGTGCTAAACCAGAAAGGAGAAAAAGCAATGTGCGCTAACGTCGTAATAATTCGTGAAGACTTCATGCAAACGTATCCGTGTATTTACCGAGAAAGCCGTACTTTCACGGGCGACTTTGAGGGTATCGCTAAATTCTTTGGTCTCCTGGGCGAGGATGGCAAATGGCACGGCCTAAAGGGAAACAAGCCCCCAAAAACGACACGCGGCCTTGTATCGCTGTTAAACCGTCTTGGTCAAACACACGGCGGAAACATTTACATATACGAAATTGTAGCCTAACACAATCGCCGGGCACGGCGCCCGGCCATAACAAAAAGGAAAGGAAAATGGACATTAAAATCACTTTTGACGTTACTCCGAAACTCGCAGACGTTCTCGAACGTATATGCTGCGCCGGAATGCTTATGCACAAGTTCTGTAATTGTGACAACCCAGAGGCATACAACGAAGACCGGTTTGGACTGGAAACGGACACGCCGGAAAATGCCTCAGACTTGCCCGTAGAGACACCTGAGCCCTCCCCCGTGTCAAAACCTGTCGAACCCCCGAAAAGTGAATCAGACGTAAAAATCGAGTCCACAGCGACGGCGATTGACGAAACCCCCGCACAGGAGACAAAAGACGAAACACCTGTGGAGGCCCCAAAGCCAAAACGCAGTCACCACAAAAAAGTCGAAAAGCCTGCCGAGCCTGAGCCGCAGCCTGAGCCGGAAAAGCCCGCTGAGCCAGAGACGGTAAAATCCGCCACGCCCGAAAACGAGGCGAAAACAGACGCGCCTGAAATGTCGCTGGATGAAGTGCGCGCGGTTTGTATACAGGCCGCAAAGGCTGGCAAAACAAAGGTAGTCACCGACTTTTTAGGCGCGCATGACGCACAATCGCTTTCTAAGCTCGACCCAAAGCACTACGCGGAATTGGCCGAAATTGTAAAGGCTGCCTTATGACACACTCCCTTTTATCCCCATCATCTGCGCACAGGTGGATGATTTGCCCGGGATCTGCCGCGATTTGCCGCGACCTTCCGCCGGAGCAAAGCGAGTACGCCGCCGAGGGAACGGCGGCACACGCGCTTGCAGAATCCATCCTACGCGGCACTGACTACGCCGTGCCCCCGGAATACGACAACCCGGAAATGCGCCAATACGTGCAAACCTACGTCGATTTTGTGCGCATTCTGGGCGGTGTTATGGAAGTCGAAACCCGCATAGACCTCACACCGGAATTGGGCGAGGAGTGCTTTGGGACGGCGGATGCAGTGATTTGGGACGGCGACGATCTCTACATTGTTGATCTCAAGTACGGCATGAATTTCGTGAGGGCCGAACGGAATCCTCAATTGACGCTATATGCTGCTGGTTTCCTGCGGCTATACTCAGTGTTTGACAGTATTAAACATCTGCATCTGTGCATCGTGCAACCTCGCATAGGCAATATAGCGCAATGGGACACCACGCCTGACGAATTGAGACATTTTGCCGATGTAATCAGAAAAAAGGCTGACATCGCGCGGTCAATGGCCGATCTGACAGAGCTTGACTGGCTGTTCGTTCCCGATGAAACGGCGTGCAAATACTGCCCGGCGCGCGGAATTTGCCGCGTGCTGCATCAGCGTGCCGCCTACACGGAGGGTGAGCCCGCCCAGCTCATGCCGGATGAGCTCACCGACGCTTACGCCCGCGTTGGGCTTGTAAGGATATGGGCGGACGCCGTCGAAAAGACCGTTTACGGGCGGCTTCTGAACGGCGGCAAAGTCCCCGGCCTAAAGCTTGTTGAGGGACGAAAGGGGGCGCGTAAATGGAAATCAGACGCGGAGGCGCTCGCTGCCATTAAGGCCGCAGGGATAACCGCAGATGTCTTTGAACACAAATTATACTCACCGGCAAAAATGGAGAAATTGCTAAAAGACGAAAAAATCACAAAAGACCAGTGGGGCGCACTTGCCCCGGAAATCACGCAAGATAACACAAAACCGGTAATTGCAGACGAAACGGACAAGCGGCCTGAATACAAGCCGCAGGAATTAACTTACCCAAATATGGAGACTGAAGAAAATGGCAAGTAAACACACAGAGAGAATTTTTGTAAAAAACGCACGCTTATCATTCCCGGCCCTCGTTGAGCCGCGTGAAACGATGAAGGGAAAAGGCGACTCTAAGTACCAGGCAACATTTATCCTGGATAAAGACAATCCTTGCGTGGAGCAAATCAAAGCCGCTACGGCTCGCATCGCACAGGCCGAATTTAGGGACAGGGCAAAGCAGGTATTGGCCAACGCCGACAAACTGCCCCTCAAAGACGGCGACCGCCGCAGCATTGATGGATATGCCGGAAAACTCTACGTCAAGGCCAGCAGCATTTATCCACCTGACCTCGTGGATGCAAACCCTAGACACCGCATCACCGACCCCAAAGAAATCGCCGACAAATTCCAGGCGGGCTTTAGAGTCAACGGCTACATCGACCTTTTCCCATACGAGGTTCAGGGTGCCCGCGGCATTTCGGCGTCTCTAATTTCGGTGCAATTTGCCGCCTATGATGACACTTTCGGCGGTGCCACAAAACCCGACGATAACGCATATCCCGATTGTTCAGAGCAAGCGGAGGCATCATCGGTAAAGGCCGAAAGCCAGAGCGACGGAATGACTTATGCCGATGACTATGAGGCGTATTTAGTCTAAGACGTAGACGCGAAATCCCCCCGTTTTGCGCGGGGGATTTATGATTTCAGGGCGCGTGACGGAATAGACAGAAAGGGAGGGACAAAGGATGGAGCAAAAAGGACGTGATGACTATGTGAGGGAAATACGTGAGCTAAAGGCAAAGGCCGCGGAGCTTGAAAGCGAGCTTGCAACGTATGACGCTATTTATAAACGCATTTACGAGGCGCTCCCAAAAGTGGAAAGCGGGCGCGAAACAAGTGTGAAAACGGCGGTAAACCGCGCGATGGCTGACGCGTATATTCAGTGGCAATCTGGAGAAAAGGTATGAATAGACGCGAAAATAACGACATGGAAAACGCTGCCTATGCGCTTTTTAGCGACGCGCTCCCCTATTATTGGGAGCTCGCCGATAAGTACCCGCCATTACTTAAATTGCGTCTTGCCATAAACGGCTACGGCTCTGCCGCGATGGCGTGTGTGGACATCGCAACTCATGTACTCACAGAACCGAAGTTAAAGCGGCAAGCAAACCGTGCCCTGGTGGCGATGCAAACTTTTGTGGAGGCAATGTAATGATCCTTTGGCTTGACCTCGAAACTTATTCGGATATTGACATCAAAAACGGCGCATATAAATACGCTGAGGACGCTGAAATCATCCTGTTTTCTTACGCGATAGATGACGCCCCGGCGCGGGTTGTGGACGTGGCACACGGCGAGGCCTACCCGCCTGCCGTTGTCGATGCCTTCAATGATTCGAATTGCACCTTGATTGCCCACAACGCACAATTCGACCGCACCGTTTTAAAGAAATTTGTGCCCGCCGTCGCAAATCCGCGCCGATGGAAAGACAGCATGATCAAGGCCTATTCCCTCTCACTCCCCGGATCGCTCGCCGCGTTGTGCGAATACTGTGGATTGCCTGTGGATAAGGCCAAAGACAAAGAAGGCGGCATGTTAGTGCGCAAATTCTGCATTCCACAGAAGTTTGGCCGCTGCCTTCCCCCGGCCTATGACTCAGACTGGCAAAAGTTTGTCAATTACGCCCGCCTGGATGTAGAGGCTATGCGCGAAGTGTGGAATCGGCTTCCCTACTGGAACGACCTAAAGGCCTTCTGGTACGAATGGCACATCGACCAGATCATAAATGACCGCGGGATGCAAATCGATCTTGAGCTTGCGTCTTGTGCCATTGAGGCAAGCACCGAGGTCGCTGAAAAAAGCAATGCCACGGTGCAACGCATTACCGAGGGCAAAGCCAAAACCGCCGGGCAGCGGGATGTCTTAATGCGCTTTTTAGAATCCTTGGGCTATGACGTTAAAGACATGCGCAAGTCCACACTTGAACATGCCCTGGATGACCCTTCACTCCCCGACGAAGCCCGTGAACTTATCCTGGCACGGCTACAGGCGGCCAAAGCGAGCGTCAAGAAATATGAGGCCCTTATAAGGTGCACCAATACCGACGGACGTTTGCGCGGATGTCTGCTGTTTTGTGGCGCCCAGAAAACGGGCCGCTGGGCTGGGCGGCTATTCCAGCCGCAAAACCTGCCCCGTGGCACCCTCGCACCGGAACAAGTGGAAACGGCCATTGGAGCCATTAAGTATGGCATCGCCCCGCTACTCTACGACGATGTGAATTCTGTCGTTTCGTCATGCCTGCGCGGTGCAATCGTAGCCCCCGCTGGTTCGAAGCTCGTTGTAGCAGATTTGTCAAATATTGAGGGGCGCGTCCTGGCATGGCTCGCCGGTGAATCATGGAAACTAGACGCCTTCCGCGCTTATGACCGGGGAGAGGGCGTGGACTTGTACAAAGCCACGTATGCTCGCACCTTCGGCGTTAAGCCCGCGGATGTCACGAAAAAGCAGCGGCAAATCGGGAAGGTGCTTGAACTTGCTATGGGATACATGGGCGGCGTCGGCTCATTCCTGGCATTTGCCACGGCCTACGGTGTAGACCTCAAAGAGCTTTCCGATCATACATGGGAAGCCCTCGACCGAGACATTCTCATGCTCGCTCACGACCAGTGGGACTTTTTCAAATCCAAAGATATGACAAACGGCCTTGATGAAACCACGTGGGCGGCGCTTAATGCGATTAAGATTGCGTGGCGGGACGCGCATCCGGCAATTACGCGATTCTGGCACGAAACAGAGCAGCATGTCATGTATGCCTTTGGCGAGCCCTATGCTCGCCCCTCAAAAGACTATTACCCGTGCGGGTTCGCGTATACAAAGTTTGGCCTCGCCTGCCGTCTGCCGTCCGGGCGCATGATGACATACCCGCGCGCCGAACACCCCGCAGACAAAAGCGAGCACTGCCTATTTAAATATTACGCGCCGCTCAAGGTGCGCAAGGGATTCGCGATGTCTAGGACGCACGCCGGGAAAATCGTAGAAAATATTACTCAGGCAACGGCCCGGGATGTACTCGCCGCAAACCTCGCCCGCGTCGAGGCCGCAGGCTACAAAATCGTTTTGTCTGTGCACGACGAACTCATCACGGAAACGCCGGATACGTCAGGATATACGGCAGATGGCCTCGCCGCACTTATGGCTACGCCCCCCAAATGGGCGACAGATTTGCCGCTCGCCGCTGCGGGCTTCGAGTCGTTCCGGTACAAGAAAGACTAGCAACGGTGCGGATTTTCACAATGTTAAACCTTTTGTAAAAAGTATTTGACATTCAGGAAAGGTGTTGTATATAGAGCGAACGGAATAGCGGCGGGAATGGTTCCCGTCCATAACCAGAAAGGAGACAAAATGAAAGTAAGCGTGAATGTAAACGATCTAAACCGTATGCTAAAGACGGCGTCCAAACTCATTGACTCGTTCGGCAGGTTGGCCGGTGAGCTCGCCCTGTCAGTGCACGACGGGATGTTTGAGGTGATAGTTGTGGCGTTCAATGGACAGCTTACGGAGCTGCGCTTATCGACTGATGCCGGCGACGTGTACAACGATGACTTTGAACGCGTTACCGCAGAGGACGGGTTCTGCGTGATGCGCGCCAAAGACCTTGCCCCGTTAAAGACCGCCAAAAAAGGATCCGAAATTGTCATCGAGGCGCAAAAAGACATCGTGCACGTGATAACGCCTGACTTTGCCTTTGACGTGCCGACCGCTTGTGATCCCGCTGAATTTCCCGACATACTGCGGCAGCTAAATGGCGACCCCGCAGAAACGCTTGAAATAGTACCCAATGATTGTGGGTGCTTCAAATTTATCATACCGGCGATAAGCCAGGATACTTCCTGTCCCGATTTTACGGGCGCCGTGCTCAGAGGCGGCGCGCTCGTATCGACCGACGGCCATCGGTTGCATTACTGCCCGCTTCCGGCCCTTTTCGGCGTGGGCGAATTTGTCGGTATTATATCCCCGGAATTGCTAAGGTTTATCGCCGATGGCCACGCGGGGACGCTCACGGAATATCGCGAACAGCAAATGGTTGAACCGCCCGGCTACCTAAAGCATAGAGGCGCCAAAGCCGAAATGCAAACGGTTGCGACATGGCATGTTCTGGAAGCCCCCGGTGTTTGCATAAAATCAAGGCCAATTCGCGGGATGTTTCCAGACTTTATGCGGGTCATCCCCAATTATAAATTGGACGAAACCACTGAAGTAGACGCAAAAACGCTGGCAAATGCAATAAAACCGCTGTACGCCGGATGGAAAATCAACTTGTGTATGACTCTGCGGAATACCCCCGACGGCGTAGAACTCAAATGCAAGGGGAAGTCTGGGCCTAAATCCGGGGACGTGCCCCCGCGTACCGCGGTGCTCAAAGACATAAGGCTCCCTCACCTTCCCGTCGCACTTAACCCTTCGTTCATCATGGACGCATTGAACGGAGTCAGTGACCAGGTCACATTTTGCTGTATCGACCAGGACAGCCCAGTATGGATCGGTGAATGGTCTCCGATGAGACCCGGCAGGGGTGCGGTCATTATGCCAATGGAACTTTTTTAGCGGCCCGGTATCGTAATGCGAATCACAGACACAGAAATAAAAGAAATCGTCAATATACTTGAACGGCTTGGCTATTCGATGGGAGTCGAGACCGTATTCCGGGATTGGTGCGAGTGCTTCGCGCTCGCCCTTGCCAATGGCTGCGATTTGCTTCACGGGCCGATATGGGAAAAGCGCGAAAAGCGTTATCTTGACATAATCGGCAAGTACAAAGAACCCGCACTTTTTACTGAGATGTGCGCGCATCTCACCAATGCTTTCGAGGCGGATCCCTGGCAAGACCATTTGGGCCGTGTGTACATGGAGTGCTTCGGAGGCAACAAGAATTTAGGCCAGTGCTTTACCCCTATTGACGTGTGCGAGGCCTGTGCAGGTACTGTTGGCGTCCCCGAAAAAGGCAAGCCGTCCACGTTATACGAGCCCGCCTGCGGGGGCGGTGCAATGGTTATCGCCTATTTGAAAGCCTGCCACCTCGCCGGGTATGAGTACCAGAGGCTTTTGCACATATACGCCGCCGACCTCGACTCACTGTGCGTACGCATGTGCTTTATTCAGCTTTCGCTTTTAGGGGCGCGGGCGACCGTTGCGCAGCAAAACACAATCACCCTCAAAACGTTCGACGTTTTCAAAACCCCGATGGAAATGCTATGGCCTGCCCTTTTATGCGGAAATTCTGAGCCACAGACGGACGATACGGCGGCGATAATCGAGGAAAATCCATGGCTCGAATAAATTTAAAACTTTTTAAAAAAGTATTTGACAAAGTGAAAAGTGTGTGCTAATCAGAGCGCATGAACGGCGGGGAACGGTTCCCCGCTACAACCAGAAAGGAAAAAGGCAATGATGTGGAAGTACATTGACAGAGGACAGAAACCAACAGACCCTGCGTACTGCACCCTGCTCGTTCAGCTTAGGCCATCCGCTGATAATAAAGTGATTCTCGTGGAGACTTGGGTTAGCAATGAATCGGGGAACCGAGTGTGGGCGGCCTGCGACGGTAGAAAATTTAATCCGGAGCACATATTCAAATGGGTCAACATCGACGAAATTGCAGACAGCGTGCAGGGTGACCCGGACGATGCCGGTCCGGCGAAATCCTTATCGAAATTTTTTGTCAAAAAGTATTATCGGGATTCGCAGTGTGCGACGCCAGTTTTCGGGCTCGAAGCCTGCGGGTATTTTGAAGCAGAGTGCATAAAAGAAAGTACTTTTGACGTGCTCGCGTCCGCTATCCGGGACGGTAAGGCTGTTAGAGTCCGCATCCGAGAAAGCGCGGCGGGCAAAATTATCGAAGACGCAGGAATCATTGACGAATAGCTCTACGGGGTAAGTCAGAAATGAGGACGCAAACACACTCAGATAAATTCGGCCCGTGCAAGGGTTGCCTAAAAGACGGTATCATCACGGTATGGCGAAAGGATATGCCAAAGCGGGAGTTTAGCTTTTTCGTAACCGTGAGCGACGTAAAAGGCGCGCTGCGGTCTTTCGTAAATCCAAACTGGGTTTTATTTGACATAGCTAATAAGGGGCTATTCCGGGCAAATGACACCTGGATAGATAATACCGCTGACGAAATTTTGAGACGAAAGCGCAGGGAATGCTGGGAAAACGACGATTTATATGGGCGCGATTCATGCGCGCAAGCGCGCACGGCGGACTCCGCTGCGCGCGTAATCCGGGAACTTTTGGATAAGGAATAAGCGAATGAACGACTACATAAGAGACAATTTCGACACCGGCTTTTTAAGCCCCCACCTAAATTTCGCGCTGTTTTGCGCGGCTTTCGTATTAGGCATTTTTGGCCTTGCCGTATAATTGCAACAATAGGAGCCTTAACATGACAACAAAGAAACCATTCCATGAATACAGGGGAGGCTTTGAGGGCATGGCTAAAGCATTGAAAGAACGAGACATCGCGACATATCTCGCGAAGCGCGTTGCAGAAATCGGCGGAATTTATCGCAAGCTGGCATACGAAGGCCGCTCTGATGCCCCTGACTACTTGGTCATGGCAAATGGTTTGCTCACATTTGTTGAAACAAAAGCGCCGGGTCAAAAGCCCCGCGCCTCGCAAATGAGAGAATTTAGGGCCATAGAAGAGCACGCCTGCGAGCCTGTTTTTGTCGTAGCGAGCAAAGAAGACGTCGATACGTTCATTCACGGAATATTGGACGTCGAGTTTTTTTGGTACGCCGAGCGCGACCTTACGTATAGGAGATTTGCACAATGCCCGATTTTGTCCCCAGACAATACCAGTCAATCATAATTGACCGCATCGTCGCACAGGCACGCACGGCAATTTTCGCCGGCATGGGCATGGGCAAGACCTCATCCACGCTTTTTGCAATAGACTACCTCCAGACCGTCGAGGGCATGGGGCCGGCGCTTATCCTGGCACCTCTGCGCGTCGCTGCCTCCACGTGGCCGCAGGAAGCCAGTAAATGGGACAATCTGACTCTGGACGTGTTGCCTATAGTCGGGGACGCGAAAGCACGCCTGAGGGCAATCCAGACACCTTCCCGGGTGTATTCCATAAATTATGAAAATATCCCGTGGCTTATAGACGCCTTGGGCGGCAAATGGCCATTCTCGATGATCGTCGCCGATGAATCCACACGCCTTAAATCGTTTCGGTTAGGCGGTAAAACCGTGCGTGCAAAAGCGCTCGCCCGGGTTGCGTTCAAATCAAAGCGTTTCGTGGAGTTGACGGGAACGCCTGCGCCAAACGGTCTTTTAGACCTGTGGGGGCAGGTCTATTTCCTCGACCGGGGGGAACGTTTGGGGCGGTCTTTCGGCGCATACACGGGGCACTATTTCCGGCCAATAAGGGTTGGCCGCTCCCCGTTTGCCGTTCAATATGAGCCGATGGAATGGGCGCAAGACGCCATTCAGGAAAAGCTCGCCGACATTTCCTTGAGTCTGGATGCCGCCGATTATTTCCCCATCGAAAAGCCGATTGTGTCTCAAATTCCCGTAGAGCTCCCGCCGGATGCCCGCGAAAAATATGACAAATTTCAACGCGACCTGTTTATTGAAATCGAGGGCAGAGAGATCGAGGCTGTCAGCGCGGCGGCGCTATCGTGCAAGTGCTTACAGGCGGCGAGCGGTGTGTGGTACTATGCAAGCGGCACATTTGGGAGTGAGAATGAAAACGTTTCGCAGGTAGGGGCATGGCTTGATCTTCACGACGCCAAAATTGAGGCGCTAAAGTCCATCATCGCAGAGGCAAATGGCGCGCCTGTGCTGGTAGCCTTTCACTGGAAGGCCGACGCGGTACGCATCCGAAAGGCCATTCCTGATGCAAAAATTCTGGACAAAAACCCCGAGACAATAAAAAAATGGAACGCCGGAAAAATCCCCGTTTTGCTCGCACATCCGGCAAGCGCTGGGCACGGCCTAAATCTTCAGGACGGCGGCAATATCCTTGTCTTCTTCTCGCTTTGGTGGAACCTTGAGTATTATCAGCAAATCATTGAGCGTATAGGCCCAACAAGGCAATTACAGGCCGGGCACCCTCGCCCAGTGTTTATTTATCACATAATTGCAACAAATACCCTGGATGAAACCGTTTTACAGCGCATGGAAACAAAGCGGGAAATTCAGGATTTACTTTTGGAACGCATGAAATATGAGAATTAAAGCGCTTTTTGCGATACCCCTTTTATTTGCATTTATTTGCCCGGTAGCGCACGCGGATGACTGGCCCCTGCCCTCATCTACCCCAGCGTATTTAAATCGCATACAGCCAATTCTGGATAAGGTGGCGGGCATTTTGGACGCAGAGCGCGTCCCCAGATATTTCATTTTTCTGGCCCTGGCCGAATCCGGCGGCGATCCGCTGAATGTGTCTCACAAGGGCGCGGCGGGATTGTGGCAGCTCATGCCATCGACGGCGCGGGCGTATGGGATAACCACGGGCGATCGCCTGGACGTGGAAAAGTCCACGCAGGCGGCCGCCCGGTACATCCGGCATTTGCTGGATGAATTTCACGGCGACCTGCTGTGGACAGTCGCTGCGTATAACACCGGTGGCGGAAACCTAAAGCGGGTTACAGGATACCATAAGGGAATGAGTTTCGACATTGTTAAACGCAAGCGTCCGGCGGCCTATGCACTCGCCCGGACGGTACAACGAATGGAGGCAGAATATGGCGAGCGGACGAAAGGCAACGGTGCGAATTGAAGGAAAGACAATCCGGGAAATCTCAGACGAAACAGGCATCAGAGAGGCGACAATCCGGGCGCGCGCTTTTCCTGGATGCACAATCGACGATATAACCGGGCGCAGAGCGACGTCGATTCTTATTGACGGAATGACGCTGCGCGAAATAGCCACGGAGACGGGCATTCCCTTTGACACGCTGTACTATCGGTACCGGCACGGGCGAACGGACTATAAGTCACTAACAGTCGGGCGGTATGGCTTGCGCGTACTCCAGAAATAGGCACAAAAAACCCCGGACCGGATGGGCCCGGGGTGGGAGTATCACAGAGCGTCAAGGCATCTAGTACATATTGGGTAGCTTGTCAATGGAATCTAAGGAAAGGGTAAAAATGACAGACGCAGAATACCAGGCCATTTATGGATGGTTCGACGGCGATTTTAGGGGCACTAAATCGAAGGAACGTGTGCGCAAGTACGCTGAAGTATTCACGCCGAGATGGATGGCGGAAAAAATGATTGACGAAATACCAGGTTGCGAAAATCCAACGAGCACAGTTTTTGAGCCGTGCTGCGGAGAGGGGGCCTTTTTAACGTGTGTACTACGCCGAAAGCTCGCTCGTGCATCGGGATACGCCGACAAAATCAGAGCCTGCCAAACGTGCTATGGGATCGACATACAGTATGATAACGTGACCGCCTGCCGGGCAAAGCTGGTTCAAATTGCTATGGACGCGGGTGTTTGCCAGTACGATGCAGCGTTTATATTCGCGCGAAACATCATACACGGCGATATGCTTTTCTTCCCGATGATCGCTCGTTTCTATGACTGGAAAGAGCGCAGGTGGACTAATCTTGAAGAGATGTCAAACGGATAAGCATTATATGGCGCAAGACGCGGAACTTTAGACGAACTTTAGCCGGCTTAGACGGGGTTCGACGCACGAAACCGGCTTAACTGCTTGATTTACGCAGGCTTAATTTAGACTAACTTTAGACTAACTTTAGACTAACTTTAGACGCTCGCCTGGCATTTTAGCATTTAATGGGCTGGCCAAATGGGAGGCGCAGTAAAATAAAACCCGGCGGGTTGTATGCGCTCCGTCGGGGCTGAGGGTTTGTGTCGTCTTACCCACAAGACCGTTGGGTTTGTGTCGTCCTACCCATAAGACGTTGGCCAGTAATCTGGCACGGATACTGTCCCCGCGATCCGCTCAACGTTTCGTCCCCGGCGCATACCGAGGGGTCAGAGTATGCGCGCCTTTTAAAACACTTTTCCTGACGCGTCAACGAAAATAACGACCATCGACGGGAACGGAGCAGAGTTTTTCGCGCCCTTATGGCCCGCGAAGGCAATCGGCGGTTTCTTAATCATCATGCCCCCCGGCCTCAAAAAAGACAGTCAGCGCGTCAATTCTGGCCGCGCACGTGTCCAGAGCGTATTTTAGCGCGCTGGCATAGCGCGCTAAATCACCGTTTGTCTGCATTTCCCCCGGGTCTGGCTTTTCGCATGGAACGAGCAAAGCCGCCGGTGGCGTGATTATCTCAGTCTTGACCGTCTCTGAACATGTCGTGCAGCTCATCTGGCAGAGGGCACATAAGCCAATCAGGATCAACAGTCTCAATTTTCTTACTGCGTTCCACATGTTCAGCCGCCGCCTCCTCTACGGCTTTTGTTGCCCGGCTTATGGCCTCGTTTGCACGGGCCAGAATTTCGCGTATTTCACGGTTTTCTACTTCAAGCGCTTCTACCCTTTCCCGTAACGTTTCGGCCTCGCTGCGGGCAAGTTTGGCCGCCTCCTGCGCGCGTTTAGTCTGGCATGACGAAACCCCCGCCGTGGCGAGGGCTAGCACTGATAAAATTATGATAGCTATTCGCGCCGGTGTCATACGCCCATCCGGCTTAGAATCGGTGTTCCGCGCAACAATTTGAGCGCCATAAACTCGCCCCCGGCTTCTTCCTCGATTTGTTCAGCTGTCAGATCTGGATTTGCGTCGATAATGTGAACGTTGGTGTAATCGGCAAATTCAGAGACCAGCACATCTAGCTCTGCTTTGAGCTTTGCGAGGTAATCCAGACTTATGCCTTTTTCACATTCGCGCCCACGCTTTGCAATGCGCCGCTTTGCAACCTCTGGCCCACAGTCCAGGTATATGATCAAAGACGGATACATAACATCACGGCTCATATTCGTAAAAAGCTGACTGTATACGTCCACTTCCTCAGGCGTCAAAATGCCGTCTTTTCTCAGCATTTCCACAAAGCAGCTATCGCCAAATAGTGAGCTATCCTGAACGGACGAAACGCCCATCAGAGCCAAATCTTGCGCAACGCGCTGTTGTTCCAGGCGGCGATTTAACATGTAAATCTGCATCGATAAAGCGTATCGCGCCGGGTCCTTGTAATACAGTGGCAAAAGTGGATTGCTTTCCACCGGCTCCCAAAGCCCCTCACAGCGGCCTGTTTTCTCTGCAATGACCTTTTGCAATGCTTGCGCGAGCGTTGTTTTGCCGCTGCCGATAATGCCCAAAACGCACACGTGATACCCACATCGCTGGATGCCACGCGCTAAACATGATTCCTGCATTCCCATTTCCTTCTCCCTGGTTAAAATCCCTGCGCCATAACGCATGACGCGGAGCATGGTTGTATAGTGTTATGAGTGCCGATGTCAACCTTTTTGCCGCTCGATGTCTTGCCGATCCTCCAAAGGCACCGGCGGATAATCCGCTTGTTCTGGGCACTCGCCGAGCAAATGCGCCGTGCGAACGATAAGCGTCACGACAATATTGTCATCCAGTTGCGCTAGCACATTTCGCATATCGCGAACGCGCAACCTTAGATTTGTGTACATCTGATTATATTTTCGCGTATTTAGCTTCTGCTCAAGCTCACCTGCCCACCGGCAGTTATCCGGGCTGTAATCTCCATCGACATTCACCCTGTCAAGTGATAGATAAGGCGAATATCCATGATCCCACGCCCAGTTGTAAAACACGACAAAATCTTTTTTCCACGCATCGCACACGGAAATTCCGCGCCCGCCGTAGTCGGGGTAGTCTTTCTGCCCGGGGTCTGTACACCGACGGACCATTCCCTTCCAAATGTCGTATAACCGGGTGCGTGATAGACCGTCCCACTTTGCGCGATTCCCCGTCTTTTCCTTCCAAAGACACTTTGCCCCCGGCATTATGTCGGCGCCATCTGTCTGACCACATACGGGCGGTTCCCGCGTAAAAAAGCAATTGTCCTGTGTAAACCCCTTGCTTAAATTCTTGCGCTCAAGCCGGTAATCATCCATTTCCCCCATTCTGTAATGCTGGCAGACTCTCGCCCATAAAACAAAACGGTCATAGTCACGGAATACCGGGTCAACGGGGAATCCGTCGCCCGTTCCGTCCGTCAAGCGCTGATTAAATAGGCGGCGGCCCGTGCGCATCATATCGCGCCACACTTCGTATAGCGCGCATTTGTACCACGGGTCGCCCCTGTGCTTCTGAACTTTCATGCCCGTTCCTTCGTTTTGCTGTCGGATGAAACAACGTAGCACAAGCCGTCTCTCCCCGTAAAGCAAAGAAGTTCCTCGCTCAAGCCACGGCGTATTTCAGCGTGGTGCTCGTGCCCGTTGCCCTCGGTCACCCGGCAAAACGCCGTCCGCTTTCTGCGCGTTATGCCGGACACAGTAACGACTCCGCAGTACATGGTGGCATACTCTCCGTCCTCAAATCTCGTCATCGGCTTTCCCCTTTTTATCCAAAACAAAAACACCGGCCTTGGTATTTTTCATTTTACAAACATCCCTGCTTGCAATCGTTTCGATACCTAGAATTGTGCATATCTTTTTCTGAATGTCTGCACTCGGTCTTCTGTCAAAAGATATATAGCGCGATACTGCCGCCTCAGATATTCCAAGTATGTCAGCAACATCCCTTTGAGACATGTTGTTTTCTCTCATGTATGACTTTAAGTGATAGATCTCATTCATTGGTTAATTCCTTATTCACTCTTCTTTTCTGTACTGAGTGTGTATTTGCTTAAGATTTCACACATGTTTTCGATTGCCAATAAAGCAAGGTCTGCGCACTCCAAAAGCTCATCGTCTTGTGTTTTGTTTGCAAGACAACCAAGGTCTAAACCAACTAGGATTAAATTCCTGTGCAGACGCTTTAACTGTTCTTTATTCATTACGCTTAGACCAGTCAACTTTCTCTATTTCATGGTACTCGCAAACACATTCTATCGAACAGAACTCGTCACCGTACATGTCTTGTAGTGCGTAGTCTGCGCCATAAGGAATTTCCTTACCACAATTTCCACATATGTATCTAAACTTCTCCTTCATGCACAAATCGTTTAATCATCTCCATGAAGAAGCCCAATTCCTCCGCTTATTTCTTCCCGACCATAGTTTATGTCTCGATACCACAACATATAATCAAATTCTGACGATCTTATTATTCCTTTTCTAAGACCTAACCCTTGGATATACCAGTTTGCGTCTGTAACTGTTGTGTTAAACTCCCATTTCTTTCCTTTTGGCGGGATCCATTGCTCTACAAGGTAAAACATCATTACACAAACCTTGTCTTCCTTAAAAGTCACAGTGCTTTGATACTTTTCTAAAAAATCATATTCCGCTGGATCTCTAAACTTTTTATCACTAATTTCGCAAATATCGGTTTCGTCGTCAGGGTGGTTTAATTCATGATTTATGTTACGGGCTACACGCTGTATATAAGCACCAAGTAAATATTCGTAGTAGATAATGCCTTTAAATTTTTTGAAGAACTTTCATTTCTAAGTCGAGTATCATATTCCTCAACTTCTTTAATCCACGCATCTATACAGCTTTTAGCTGCGGGGCGTAGTAATTTGATTGAGTCACATTCAAACCCTGTTTGTTCCACTACATATCGTTTATTGTTCTCGTTTCCCATCATGCACCTCGATTATTTCATGTGTTGCTTTGCATAGAAAAAAGGTTGTTCCTTTTATGTCCGATCTTGCCCTGGCTTCAGCGCATTCTTGAGCAGCCTTAAGGTCTTTCCACTCGTATCCATTGTCAAACTCAACAGGATTTCCGTTTTCATCTGTCCAGTGTCTTTCAATGTAATAGAATGTGTATTTGTCTCCGACGTTATTCATCATCGATCTTCTCCATCCTTGTCTGGATATTGATTGGCAGTTCCCAAATCTCAAGGTAATAGACGTTTGACTTAACGAAATGAGTCATTAAACCATTTACGCATAACCCATAGATTTGTTCTCTGCCTGACTTCAAAGCATGGTCTTTGATTGCTGCCATAGCATCGAGACGGCAGTCATAATCGCCACCAATCTTTTCGGTGTTACCAATGCTTTTGTAAAGATAGATAGTAAATCTTTCGTTAGTCATTTGTTCTCCAGCTCTTTGAAATATTCAAAAAACCTCGATTCTTTTATTCGTTCGTTTATTATATGTCCCCTTAGGTCTTCTGGAATATCTAACTTTTTTATGTCCATGAGATTCATTTTCAGTCGTATTGCTGAATAGATAGTTTCTCTTAGCTCCTGCTCATCTTTTCTTTTTAACAATCCACTGTAATATAATATAAGTACAACAAGATCAATCGCCGCTCTTAGTGAAGTGTCATGGTCTTCTTTCGCAAAATAAGACTTTACACACTCACATCTGCCCTGTATTTCATCAAGAATGATAGAAATTTCGCTTATGTGATACATTGTTTTATCTCCACTTTTGTAGTATAAGTTGTGTGAACCAGTGAAAGGACGTATGTCTCGTAGCTGGTGTTTTTTTATTCAATCTCACTCCCGTTCATCTTGAAGCTCACAGAATTGAGCTTGTCCCTGACTTCTTGAGGCAGGAAAGTCCATTCGGCTTCTTCTGTTTCGTCGTCTTCACTCTCGTATACTGGTGTGATGTAAGCGAAAGCGCTGTTCTGCCAGCCTGATAGCCTGATAGCGTCTTGAATGCTGGGTAGCCGTCCGTTCTTCTTCGTGATCTCGCATTGTACTTAGAAAATTCCGTATGCCATTGTATTTTCTCCTTTCTGGTTTTGGCGGGGAACCGTTCCCCGCGTTTCATGTGCCCTATATAATACACGTTTTTCTATTTGTCAAATGTTTTTTAAAAAAGTTTAAACTTTTTTGAGAATAAAGAAAACCCCGGAAAATAGCCACTTTCCGGGGGTGCATCGATGCTCGGTGATACACGCGTCACATTTACGCGTTGCCAAATGCCCTTATTATCCCACGGCAGATTCCGTCAGCGATTTTATCCTGATAGCTTTCGCTAAACAACTTGTGACATTCCTCAACGTTAGATATAAAGCCGCATTCCACAACAAGCGCCGACGCTTTCGTGTGCTTTAGAACATAATAAATATCGCTTTCTTTGACACCGCGATTTTTCGCGCCGATTGCCGTTATCAAATCAGCCTGCACGGCATCGGCGAGAGTCTTTGAAAAGGCGCGCGTTTTGTGCCATTTCCACGTTTCCGCGCCGTGCGGTTCGTCGCTGTGGCATGAATTGAGATGAACCGAAATAAACGCATTTGCGCCGCTGTCATTTGCTATTTTACAGCGGCTTTTCAGCGAAACATCAATATCGGTATCGCGTGTCATTATCACTGTAAAGCCGTTTTCCTTTAGCTTATCGCGCAATTTCAGCGATATAGCAAGCGTCGCAACTTTTTCTTTAAATCGCCCGTTTACCGCTCCTGGTTGGGCCCCACCGTGCCCAGGGTCTATGCAAATCTTTATCATTTCTCGTTCTCCGTTGTGTCGTGCGATTGAACCTTTGCCTTGATGTCGCCTTTTTCAATCTCGATGCTTGCGCCCTTTAGCCAGCCGTTAGCGAGGATTTTCTCGATTGTACGCAGAAACACATATACACCGGAGATAACCAGGCCACCGATAAGTACGATTTTGCGGGCCTCATCCGACAACACATCGAAGTCAATGACCGCGCCTATAAGTAGCGCCAATATAACGACAACGACGCACCAGCGGAATGAGATGTATTTCGGAACTTTACGATCCAGCACTGGCACCCCCACGCCAAAGATCAAGATAAACGCCACAAGTATTACCGTGGCCACGACAGGACTTATCATGGCGGCCTCCTATGCTGTACGCATAACCAACGCAACCGTGCTATCCCCAGAGCTAAGGCCATTGATGCCGCTCATCAAAATGTAAGTGCCTGTGCCTATGCTCCCTATTAAACTTTCTGCGCTAGCCTTCACGCTGCCATCACTGTCGACTGTGAACTTCGCGCGGCGGATGTCGTAAGTGCTGGTATTTACACTCATTCCTACATCCATCGGGCTTGTCCCTGAAATCGCCGTTAAATGCGCAAGGAAAATGCTTCCTATTGGTGGCGCGCTTATCGTTCCAACGTCAGGTCTAGGGATAAGACCAGTCAGATTCCCCGTGACGTTGCCCGTAATTCCTGCGGTGAAATTCGCCGGGACATTAACGGTAAGGCCTGCGTCCTGCGACGTGTCGGTGCGGTCAATCGACACACACACGTCGCCAGTAGTGTAGTCAGTGATAGTGAACGCGTTGAAATTCAC